AAAGCATACTTCCAATGGAATATGCAATTTTTTGATGGTAAGTTAAAGACTGAAGGTGATCTAGAAATAAAAGCATTAGGTACAAACAGCTTGATGCAAAAAGAAGTGCGAAGTCAACGATTGACTATGTTTCTTCAAACTGCTCAAAATCCTGCTATTGCTCCGTTTGTTAAAATGTCAAAGCTTATTAGTGAACTAGCATATAGCTTGGATCTTGATCCTGATGAAATACTAAATGATCCCGAAGAAGCAGCACTAGCTGCACAGATTATAGGAATGCAAAACAATGCTGGACAAGGAAGTGGCGAACAGGCTGGCCCCGCTGGTGAACAACCCGGAGCTATGGGGGCCGTTGAAGGAACACCTGAACAACCTGCGGATGTTGGAGTTACAGGCACTGGCGGTGGCAACATCGGAACAGGAAATGTTCCGCAAGCAGGGGAAGGCGAGTTCTCTGGCTAACTTGCTAACACTTCAAGAACAAGTAAATCAAAGACGAAAGGAAAAAGACGATGGCTAAAAAATTTCCAGATCTAACAGGCGACGGTGAAGTAACCTATGCAGATGTATTAGAAGGTCGTGGAGCTTTTGCTGAAGGGTCTTTGCTATCTTCTTTAGAAATGAGCCTTGAAGAAATAGACGATGAAGCAATTGTAAAATTAACAGGAAAAGACCCTAGCCCAGAAAGTAGAAAAGAAGCTTCAGAAATTTTAAAGTTTATGTCAGAAGCTGGAGAAGCTATTCTTGAATTAAACTCATCAAAAAAACCTACTACCCGAAAAGGAATTGCAGAATATAATAAAAAACAAAAAGAACTAACTAAAAAAGTTGATAAACTAAAAAAAGACTTAGGTTCGCAATTTAATTTTTTTAAATATCAAATTTTAAGAGATGCTGGAAGAGTAGAAAAAAATGAAGGCGGTGAAGTTGATAACTACATTGAACTTTTTGAACAAATGCAAATGTCTTTAGAGAAGGCAAAATCTGAAGAAGAAGAAAATATAATTCGTCAAAGATTTGAACAATCTACTAAAGGTTTTGATCAAAACATTATTATGCAAGCCTATAAAAAAATGGACGCTATGCGCGAACAAATGTTTGAAGGTGGATCTTTAATGGTTCCTCCAGAGCGTGAAGCATATGGTAAAGGTGGTGCAATCTTAGACCTTGTAGCGGCTCTTACAGGCAAACAAACCAAAGTCGCTAAGAAAAAGATGGTCGATGAAGAAAAGGCTCTTCAAGACCTATCTAAAATGATTGAAGACAACCCAAGGGTATTAGACGAACTTTCAGACGAAGATTATGAAATGGTCGTTTCAAAACTTCCACAGCGCCAAGCCGCAAAGTTAGGCATGGGCGAAGAGCCTTTAACTGATATGGTTGAAATGGCTCGTGGTATGGAGCCAGCAGAAGTAGCTAAAAATCTTGAAATGTTTAATGACATTGACGAAATTTTTGAATATACCGATACCCTTGATGCTAAAGGCGCTCGACAGTTTATGCAAAATCTTTCGGACGAAGATCTTGAAATCTTTGGTGCAGATCTTCCAGATGTAGGCGCAACGCTAGGCCCAAGAGAATTAAAAGCTGAAGGTGGCGAAATTCCAGAAGATACATACAACAATCTTAGCCCAGAAGATAAAATGGAACAAGCCGAAGATATGCTTCCTGACGAAGAAATGGAAGAAGAGTATGTAGACTTTGTAGCCTCAGAAATTTTAGATCAAGAAGAACAAGATTATTTATTTAAGGCTTTGGATGACGATCCTCGGCTTGAAGAAATTTTAGATAAAGTAATTTTAAATGCAACAGAATTTGCTGGTTCTGGGGAAGTTGAAGGCCCCGGTACTGGTATATCAGATTCGATACCCGCAAGGTTATCGGATGGTGAATTTGTTTTCACCAAAAAGGCGACCGACCAACTAGGCGCAGACAATCTCCAAGTTATGATGGATGATGCAGAACGTGCTTACGATGGCGGTCTTATGGCTATGGCAGAAGGCGGTATGCCTGTTGATGATCGTTATAGTAATCAACAACAAGACGAAGATCAAGAGGAAAAAGTAGAAGATCAAATGCTCTACGCAAGCCGAATGCCTAGTCTTATGAACCGATAAGGCTACCTAGAAAATCTAGCCCCTTATCATTTTATAACCTTGAGGCCACCTTGTAGTATCAAGACCCTGTATTAAATAGCGCATTAATACAGCCACCTTGAAAGACAACAAGCCCCATAAAGGAGAGTGACAATGAGTGAAGAACCGCAAGCGAATCCGTACAATCAAAAAAAGGCTTGGCATGAGCCTGATGGCCCACCAAGACAAAGTGCAGATTCATTGTTTTTTGAAGAAGAACAAGAGGCTACTTCCGAAGAAGATGGAACCCCTCAAAAACAAACTTCTTCTCGTACCAATTATAAAAAGAGATATGACGATCTAAAAAAACATTATGATCAAAAGATTTCTGAATTTAAACAACGTGAACAAGAACTAGAGGCTGTGGCCCAAGCGAATCGTCCTCGCTATCAGCCACCTAAAAGCATCGAAGATCTTGAACGTTTTAAATCAGATTATCCTGATCTATATGATACTGTCGAAACAGTAGCTCATATGCGAAGCGAAGAGCAAATGAATGCCCTTCAAAAAAAGCTTGCGGCTATTGAACAACGCGAAGCAGAAATGTCTAAGCGCGATGCCGAAGTTAAGTTGCGAGAGCGACACCCTGATTTTGAAGATATTAGGGGTGATGACAGGTTTCATGAATGGGCTAAAGAACAACCTGAAGAAATTCAACGTTGGATTTATAAAAACCCAGATAATGTTATGTTAGCAAGTCGTGCCATCGACCTTTATAAGATGGAAAACAACATTGCAATTAAATCTTCTACTCGTAGATCACAGCCTTCAAAGTCCAATGCGGCTGATATGGTATCAACAAAGACTACCGGCGTTGAACCAAAGTCAGCCAAGATATGGACGCAACGGGAAATTGCTGCTTTGTCTTTGGATGACTATGATAAATACGAACAAGAAATTGATCTAGCCATCCGCGAGGGACGAGTAGCAAGATAATAACTTGTCTTTTAGGAGTAAATTAAAATGGCTTATAACGTAAGTGATCAATATTTTGAGCCAGCAACTGATACCAATGCAAACTTTGCAAACTCAGTTTCTGGTCAAGCTAACTCATTCTTCCTTCCTGCTGTCTATTCAAAGAAGGTTCTTAACTTCTTCCGAAAGTCATCAGTATGTGAAGCCGTAACCAACACTGACTATGCTGGCGAAATTGCGGCATTTGGTGATAGCGTAAATATCATCAAAGAGCCGGTAATTACCGTCTATCAGTACGAGCGTGGTGCAGACGTAACGTCTACCAAACTGACCGACCAAGAGCTTACTCTTGTTGTTGATCGTGCAAACGCATTTAAGTTCATTGTCGATGACATTGAAACCAAAATGTCGCACGTAAACTTCAAAGAAGTAGCATCTTCTTCAGCGGCTTATGCGTTGCGTGATGCTTTTGATGAGGGCGTGTTTGCTATTATGCAAGCTGGTCTTTCTTCATCTTCACCTGACCACACGCTTGGTGCTGACTCAGCTACCGATTTGGGTGCTGGTGTATATGATGGCGCTGGTGCTATCGACGTAGGCATTTCTGGCGAAACCGATCCTTTGGACGTTCTTGCTCGTATGGCTCGTTTGCTGGATGACCAAAACGTACCCGAAGAGGGTCGCTGGGTTGTAGCATCTCCTGACTTCTATGAGCAACTCTCTCAGAGCGGTTCTAAGCTGTTGTCAGTAGACTACAACGCAGGCCAAGGCTCTATTCGCAACGGTTTGGTAAGTTCTGGCAAGTTGCGTGGATTCTCCATGTACAAGTCAAACAATATGCCTGCTACGTCTAACGCAACTGGCTTTATGCTGGCTGGTCATATGAGTGCTGTTGCAACTGCACAATCCATCACTAGCACAGAGGTCATTCGTGATCCTTCTAGCTTTGGTGACATTGTTCGCGGTCTGCACGTTTGGGGTGCTAAAGTTCTGCGCCCTGAAGCACTGATCGGTGCTTACTACAACATCGACTAAGATGCTGGGATGGGAGGGTGAAATACCCCTCCCGTTTTTAAAGGACTAAAGTATGCCATTAATTTCAACTCCTAACAAGCCAATTAGCATGAAGTTGACTGAAAACAAAAGAGGGCGTTACCGTAGTGTAGACCACAAAAAGTATTCAGATAACTACGACAAAATATTTGGCAAGAAAGATAAGGAAGAAAAAAATGAAAGATAAAAAGCGAGTAGACTACATGATAGGCGGTAAAACACGTTCTATGTATATGGGCGGTGGATATGGTTCAAAGCGAAACATGATGTCTAAAGGCGGTATGGCCCATGACTATAATAATATTATGGAAATGGAAGCCAAGCAAATGTCTCCAGACCATAACGAGTCAATGAAGCAAAAATGAAAGTAAAGGCCCCCGAAGGCTATCATTGGATGAAAAGCGGTAAAAGCTTTAAGCTAATGAAAGATCCTAAAGACGGTTACAAAGCCCACAAAGGAGCTTCTAAAGCCGTAGACTTTCCAATCCAAAAGGTTCATAAAAAATAATGGCAACAACATACTTACAGTTGACAAACGAACTTTTGCGTGAAATGAATGAAGTCCCGCTGACTACTAGTAATTTTTCTAGTGCTATTGGTATTCAAGCACACGCCAAAGATTGTATAAACAGAGCATACCTTGACATTGTTCTAGAAGAACCCCAATGGCCTTTTTTGTCAGTAGCTGACAGTGGGACTACAGACCCTATGTACGGTAATGTCTATGTTGAAACTGTTGCTAATACTCGTTGGTATGAGCTAAAGCCTGCCAGCGACTCTATAAAAGACGATTATGGCGCAATAGATTGGGACAATTTTTATTTAACTACTGTTGGTGTTACAAGCGAAGTAGCCCCCTATGTTGCTAAAAATCTTAAATTTACAACCATTGAAGAATGGAAAGATTTTTATAGGGCCAGAGAAAACGCAGACGATGCTGAAAATGCAAACGGCGGTGAACCTAAGCGCGTTATTCGCAGTCCTGATGGGCGTATGTTTGGACTAAGCCCAATTCCAGACAAAGTATACCGTGTTTGGTTTTATGCGTATAACCAGCCTACACAGCTTTCAGATTTTTCAGACGAAATTGTTTTTCCAGATGTCTATAAAACCGTACTCTTAGCAAGGGCTAGGTATTTTGTTCATCAATTTAAAGAAGCTGTTCAACCAGCCGCTTTAGCTCTTGAAGAATATCGCCGTGGCTTGAGACTTATGAAATCTAATTTAATGGTTCCAGAGCCTTTCTACATAAAAGATGATCGCAGGAGATTTGTTTAATGTCTCAGGCGTTTGGTTTTTCATGTAGAGGTGGTTTAAATACAAACCTTAACTCTTTGGAAATCTTAGGTCAACCCGGATTTGCAACAATACTAGATAATTTTGAAGTAGATCCTGATGGTGGTTATCGACGTATTAATGGCTTTACGGCTTTTGGTGGTGATTCAGCTACCCGACCGAATAGCGGAAATAGAATTTTAGGCACTTATCCCTATGCAGATGGACTTGTAGTTTGCTCAGGGACAGACATATTTTTCAGTAATGATGGCATTACATGGTTAAAAATTAATCGCTCAGCCGTTTCTAATAGCGGTGATAATTATACAACTTTTTCTGGTCGATCAACTTTAACAAGAACAAATCAAGGCCAGTGCCAATTTGCAGTATTTGAAGGTGCTACATATAATTATGGGCAACTTATTATTGCTGATGGCTCTAATAAACTTTATATTTTTCGTATGGAGGGTACTGGTGCGTTAAATACTCGTACTTTTTATGCAGAAGAAGTTGCAGTTTCAGGGACTAATGGTGTAAAATATATTACAGTACACGACCATCATTTAGTTGCCGCAGGGGTAACAGGAAGTTTAAGTACTGTTTATTACAGTGTTAATAATGACCCAACAGATTTTTCTGGAACCGGTGCTGGTGCAGTAACTATATCAGATCAAATACAGGGGATTAAGGGTTTTAGAACAGACTTAATTGTATTTGCAAGAAATAGTATACATAAACTTATAAATATAAATGATTCTCAAACTGTTCGTATTGATCCTATTGCAGAAAACGTAGGCTGTCTTAGTGGTTATAGTATCCAAGAAATTGGTGGTGATCTAGTATTCTTAGCCCCTGATGGTATTCGTACTGTTGCAGGTACATCGCGAATTGGCGATACAGAATTAAGTTCTATTTCAAGGCAAATACAAAACATTATTTCTAACATTGCAGTTAATATAAATTCATTTGTTATAGACAGTTGCGTACTTAGATCAAAATCACAATATAGGTTATTTTATGCAGAAGCTAATCAAGCGGCTTCAAACTCAAAAGGTATTATAGGTACTTTTACTGGTCAAGGTTTTGAATGGTCTGAAACAGAAGGCATACAGGCTTTTGGTTTAAGTTCTGAAATTGATTATACTGGTTTAGAAAAAAAATATCACGGCGATAAAAATGGCTATGTGTATAACCATGATACCGGTACAAGTTTTATTTATGATGGCGTAGAAAATAATATCCTTGCTACATATGAAACAGCCGATTTAGACTGCGGTGATATTGGAACACGAAAAACTTTTAAATATCTTAGAACTTCTTTTTCGCCTGAAGGTGAAGTGTCACCAACCTTAAGACTAAGATATGATTATAAGTCTACAGAAATTGTTCAGCCTAGTGATTATGAATTAACGACAATTCCTGTACCGGCTATTTTTGGAACATCTATATTTGGAAGCACGACATTTGGTGGCACAAACGACCCAATGATTAGACAAACAGTAGAAGGAAGTGCAAACACAGTCAGTTTAAGAATAAGAACAAATGATAAACAAAGTTCTTTTGCTGTTAATGGTTTTTATATAGATTATATGCCATCAGGTAGGAGATAATAATGGCCCAAGCTTATACACGACAAAGTACATTTTCAGATGGCGATACAATTACTGCTGCGTTATTTAATGATGAATATAATCAGTTAGTCAACGCATTTAATTATTCTAGTAGCAGTTCAACTTCTACTGGACACCGACACGATGGAACAGCCGGTCAAGGCGGTAATATACCTCAGATTGGTGACTTAGACTTTTTAAATAAAATTGTAGTAGATAGTACCAACAATCGTTGGGGCTTTTTTGTAGAAGTTTCTAGTGCCGCTGTAGAACAAATTCGTATTCAAGATGGTGCTATTGTACCCGTAACTGATAACGACATTGATCTTGGTACTAGCTCATTAGAGTTTAAAGATCTTTATTTAGACGGTACAGCAACTATTGACACATTGACGGTTGATGGGGCCGCTACAGTTGGAACAACTCTTGGCGTAACAGGCGCTACAACGCTCTCTAGCACTCTAGGAGTGACAGGAGCTACGACCCTATCCAGTACCCTTGGTGTCGCTGGAGCGACCACACTAAGCTCTACGTTGGCTGTAACAGGCACTTCTACACTGACAGGAAATGTCACAGCAACTAATGACTTGAGTATTGGTGGTAATCTAACTGTTACGGGCAACGCTACAATCTCTGGTAATCTTACGTTTGGGGATGCAGATACAGACACCATTACAATTGGTGCAGATGTAGCTTCGCATATTGTTCCAGATGTTGATAATACTTATGATCTTGGAACTTCTACAAAAGAGTGGCGAAACCTTTATATTGATGGTACAGCCAACATTGATAGCCTTGTAGCTGATACTGCTGATATTAATGCAGGC